GTCGTCGCCCATCGGCGCCAGGATGTCGCCCTTGGCGCCGACCCACGCCGTGTTCCAGAGCTGGTTCGGGCACTCGCGCGGCCCGACGACCACCGGGCCGTAGGTCTGATCGGCCAGCGCACGGACGCTCGGGGCGTCGTCGTCGTCGACGCACCACACGACCTCGATCCTCCCTGTCGTGGTGCTGTCGAGGCTGTCGAGCAGCCGCGCAATGTTGTGAGGTCTCCCGCGTGTCGGGACAAGCAGCGAGATCACGGGTAGGCCACCCAGGTCTCGGGCCACGAGTTGCGCTCGGTGCGGTAGCCGTACTCGGCAAGGGTCGCGAACAGCTCGCCGGTTCGTTGGCCGCGTTCATCCTCCCAGCACTCGAAGATCACGACCGGCCTGTTTTGGCGAATGGTCTCATAAGCACCGCGCAGAACGTCAACCTCCGCGCCCTCCACGTCGAGTTTGAGCAGGCGCGGCGCGAGGCTGAAGTGGTCGAGGGAACGGACCTCGACGGTCTCACTGACGGGGCCACCAGGGAACTCGCACACGATGGACGCCATGCCGCCGCCGATCTCCGGCGCGGTCAGATGGCCGCTCCCGGCTGCCGCGCCGAGCGCGAAAGGCCAAAGAGACACGGCGAGACCGTTCTGGCGAATCGCTGCGCTAAGAAGTGCGCGGATGGGCGGGTTGGGCTCGAATGCCACGACGGGCATCCCGGCTGCGGCGAACGGGAGCGTCCACTGGCCGACATGCGCGCCCACGTCCACGAACAAGCCCTCGCCACCGAACTCGCGCCACGCCCAGTCGATCAACGGCGCTTCGGGCAGCCCACCGGGACTGCCGGCGAAGACCGCGCGCATGTCCTCGGAAGGCAGCAAGAACAGGGGGCTCGTCCCGCAGCAGCTCTCGGACGGCCGGTACTCAACCATGCGACGCGATCACCGCTCGCAGGGTCGCGATCTCCTGTTCACGTTCGGGGAGCGTGTCGATGTAGAGCTGCGGGCAGTTGTCGCGCACGCCGCGCGCCACCCCCTCGCGGTAAGTGTCGTCGTCCGGTGCTTTCCCGAGGTTGGGGTGAAGGTGCTCGGTGAACAGTTCGGGCAGGAACACGCGCCGGCCGAGCGCGTCCGCGACCTCGGTGAGCCACAGGTCCGGGTAGTCATGGCTGAAGTACGGCGGGCAGAACCGGCCGACAGCATCCACCCAGCGACGGTGCAGGAACCCGTGCGTGCCGAGCGCCGGCCCGTGGGCTCCGTCCCTGCCATTCACGAACACGATCCGGTCCGGCCACTTCGCGAACTCGTCCTCGACCATGACGTCCCAGCCGGGAGTACGGAACACGACGTCGTCGCCCATCATGCCCATGATGTCGCCGCGGGCGACCTCCGCCAGCTTGTTCCAGTAGTCCGTGAACATGACCCGCTCCCCCGTGTGAATCTCAGCGCAGTCGAGAGCCACGTACTGCGGGAGAGCCGGGTCGTCGAGATCGACGTAGGCGAGCACTTCGATGTCGAGTGGGGATGCCGCCAGGCTGAAAGCGCTCTCGGACAACCGCCGGAGGTTCTCCGGTCGGCCACGGCTGGGGCACAGCAACGAGATCACCACGGCGTCTCCCCTCGAATCACGCGGGCATCTGCCCCGTCGTCTCTGTAGCGCTTGCAGTCCGTCGGCCGCTCCGGATCATCGACCGGGACGAAGACGTAACCGGCGAACGCTAGGCGCTGCCAGAACAAGGCGTCGGCTTCGCGCCACATCTGCGGCGTCGGCGGGCGGTCTGGAAACCCGCCAGCCATGTCAAACGCCGTGTGCGTCACCATGACCGAGTTGAGGTCGACCTTGTGGTAGGCGTCGGTCAAGACTCCTTGGCAGTGGCGGATCGCCTCCGTGCCGTGCAGCACGCGGTCGCCGTACTCCCCCGGCATCGGGACCAGCCGCTGCGCGCCGTAGACCACGTCGTTGCCCTCGTCGAGCTTCCGCACCATCCGTTCTAACCGATCCGGGTAGTAGAAGTCGTCGCCGCAGAGGAAGGTCAGATGGCCCTCGGCGATTTCCGCGCAGAGGTTGAAGATCGTCGCGTACCGGACCGACTGCCGGCGCTCGTCCTCGGTCGTGCCGAGATGGACGACGAACACGCGCGGGTCACGTCCCGCGGCGTCGAGTATTTGCATGACCCGCGGGTCGGCTGAGTTGTCATCGACGGCGACCAGCTCCCAGTCCTCGTAGGTCTGGGCTATGACCGAGCCGATGGCCGCGGGCAGGCAGTCGGCCGCTTCGTACACGGGCATGATGACGGTGACGGTCATCGGTGCAGCTTGCAGAAGTCGCCCGCCCAGTAATCGCGTTGCCTCCCGCAGCGAGGTTCGCGGCACACGGGTACTCCGCTCCACGCGGTGCGGAGGCGCCGCAGGAGGTAGGCCAGGTAGTCCCTCATGGGCTGTACCGCCCCTCCCTGTCCACCGGATACGCCTCGTGATCGGTGCCACATGAGCACAGACCGTGGAACACATGGTGCTGGCGCACTTCGGGCCAGTGTAGGTGCGGGGAGTACCCCCGGTCACGCAATGCCCCGAGGACCCGCGCGTCGAGCCTCCGCCAGTCCCCGCGGGCGAGTCCCGGCGCGTCGTCAATGGCGCCCACGTAGGCGGGCAGGTCCGGCTCGGCCGCGAGCAGTGCCGCCGAGAACCGGACGCAGCCGAGCGCGCCGTAGAGGACCGGGTCGCCGCCCGCGCCGCCGTAGCCGGGGCCGTTGTAGGGGAAGACGCACCACGGCTCCGCGCAGCGCCGGAACTGCGAGAGCACCGTGCCGTGGAGCTCGATGTCCTGCTCGACGAGAGCGAACGCCTCGCCAGCGGCCCACCACTCGGCCCAGGTGCGGCTGTAGGCCGTCGTGTCGCCCTCGCGGACTGTGACGACCACCGCCCCCGGTGCGAAGCGCCGCAGGGCCGCGAGCGCCAGCGGGTGGGCGTGGACCGCTACGAAGCAGACGGCGGGCGTGCGCCGTCGTCCCCCAGCCCGCGGTTGGCCGGTCCCCGCCGCGGGGCGGGCGTAGGGCGGGGACGCGCGGCCGGGCGCGGGGGCGCGACGAGCCGCGGGCGCGGGAGCACGGGCACGACGGTCTTGCCCAAGACCGACTCGGCCTCGTCCATGAACCCCGCCCGGACCTGGGCCTGGGCGTCGGGCTGCGTCATCCATGTGGACTGGTCGCCTCGGCCGACCGTGACGTGCATCCGCAGGTACGTCTCGACCACGTCGGGCGGAGCGTCGATCCAGCCGTTGTCGTCGGCCTCGAACTCACGCTCGCCGTGGACGATCTTGGTCGTACCCGAGCCGGTCCACTGGTAGGTGACAACGCTGTGGCTGGGGTTGACCGGGCTCTTTTCGCGCCAAGTGTGCTTGGCGAAGTGCTTGATGAACATTCCTGCCTCCCTGTCTCGTTCCTGTCCCTGCCAGCGGAGACCGGCGGGTGGACAGGAGTACCCGCCGGTCCCCTTCCGTTGTCGTCTAAGAGGCGAGCCCGGGGGCGATGTTGGCGAGGACCGCCATCGTCGGCCCGACCACCGTCTCGAACGCCTCGAAGCAGCGCACGTCGAACTCGTGACGCGGGCCGCCGGCCGAGGAGTTGGCGACGTAGTTCGGGAAGTAGTCGTAACGCTGGTAGTCACGCAGCGTCTCGACTCGGCTTGCCGTCTTCACGTTGGACCCCATGAACGGGACCGACCGCACCTCGGCGATGAGCTCGCCCGGCACCATGTACGGGTCGACGAAGATTTCGATCTGCGTCTGCCCGTCGGTCTTGTTCAGGTAGTTCGCCACCGTGCCGCCCATGACCAGCCGCTGCCGGTCCTCCAGGGCGCCCTGGTAGAACAGGATCGCCTGGGGGGACGACAGGGCCGCGTTGGCCAGGTCGTTCACGATCTGGGTGCCGACGATGAACCGCGCCGGGGAGACCCCCGGGTAGTTGTTGTAGATCGCCAGGTCCAGCTCGTCGAGCTCCAGGATCGCCGCGCCTTCGACGTGGAACTGCCCGCCGTCGAGCGAGGTGAAGATGGACCCCTGCGCGGTGCCCTGTCCGGGCGTCACGTAGGACGAACCGAACGCACCCGTCGACCAGTCGCCGAGGATCGAGGCCACGTAGCCGTTGATCCAGTAGGACTGGTAGGACGTGTCCGCCGTCGGCGGGGTCGTCGGCTGGACGCTGGAGATCAGCGCCAGGCTCGGAACCGCCTGCGGGGTCGTGGGGATGGTCGTGATGGTCACCGAGTTCACGGTCGTGGTCGTGTAGTAGACCCCGTTGGACGAGGACGAACCCACGAACCAGTCCCAGGCCACCGCCGTCCGCACCGCCGGGATGAACGCCGAGACGGAGTTCGTCGTCGACGTGGTCCCGACAGAGGTGTGGGACGACGCGCTGGCCGGTCCCGACCCGCCGTAGAAGTAGTTCTTCCCGGAGCGGGCCGCGACCCACACGTAGACGGTCGCGCCCGAGCCGATGTAGCCATTCGTCGCGCTCACAGAGAGCGAGATGGTTCCAAGGGTCGGGACGGCGTACGCCTGCGAGTGCAGGACGTTGATGTTCTCGGTGATGAACTCCTGCTTCATCGTCTCCAGGGTCTGCACCGCCAGGGCGTCGGCGTAGCCGCCGGCCAGGGCGATGGCGTCCTCGGTCACGATGCCGTGCTTGGCAATGAGACCAAAGGGCGCGAAGACGTTCTGCAGGTCCATCTCGGTTGCCGAACCGCCGAAGTCGGTGGGCTCGGCACCGTCCGCCTGGAGGGCGTTCACGTTGAGGAACGTGCGCCAGTAGGCGTACTGGGCACCTTGCGGTGCCGCTACACGCGGCAGGGAGTCCCTGGTCGGCGTCTTGCACGGGACCAACGACACGTAGTCCTGCAGGTTCACACCTTGCAGGCCGGTCGAGGCCGTGAGGCCGGTGGTGAGGGTCCCCTTGATCGCGTTGAAGGTCTCCTCGGTCACGCCGAGGAGATCGGCTCCAGCACTCATCTTGGGTTGTGCTCCTTACGTCGATGTCCGGGCACGCGCGGGATCGCGCGCGCCTTCTGTGGGTGTTGCTACCGCGGCACCGCCGGGGACGGGACCTTCTCGGGTCCGCCGTCCGTCGGGAAGCCGCGGCCGATCTCGGCCCTGGTCATGATGACGCGGGCCTTCTCGGCGCGGAGGTAGTCGGCCTCCATGTCGTTGCCAGCCTTCTCGGCCGCTTCGATGCGGTCGTCGAAGCTCTTGGCGACGGCTTCCTGGGTCTCCCCGCCGATGCCGTCACCGCGGGTGAACCCCGCCAACGCCTTCAGCGCTGCCGCGGCTGCGTCCGTGCCTGCTCCGGGGCTGAGTGGGAACCTCCCGGAGTGGGGGACCTCGCCGGCAACCTTCTCGACCGTCGCGCGGAGCTCTGCGATTTCCTTCCGCGTCTCGTCGGGAGCTTCGCCCCTCTGGACGGCCTTGGCCGCCCGGATGAGCGCGTCGGCGTCACCCTTCTTGGCGACGAGCTTGGCGAGGGTACGGAGCATCGCCGCGTCCGCCTTGGCCTTGTCGGCCTCGGCCTTCGCCGCGTCGTCCGCCACCCGCTCGGTGTCGCTCATCGTCGCCCTGCGGTCCGCCTCGGCCTTGGCTGCCGCCGCGACCTTGGTTGCCCGCTTCTCTTGCTTCGCCTTCTTGGCCGCCTTCTTCGCGGCCTTCTCGTCGGCTGCCGCCTTCACGGCATCCGCTTCGACCTTGGCCTTCTCCGCCTCGTGGTCGGCAATCGCCTTGGCGGCGACCTCTCCGGCCTTGGCGGTCACAGCCGCGTCGAACTGCTCTTGGGTCATTTCCATGTCGAACGCCCCTTTCGTGGCGGTCTTACCGCCCGCCGCGGCCGGATCGTCCGGACCGAGCAAGTCGGTTAGGTGAGTACGCAACTGGTCGGCCGCTGTCCGTGCCGCGACGACCTTGTCGACCGACACGCCCGACAACCTCCGTCCAGCCTTCGACACGCCCGCGGCCTGGCCTTCGGCTTGCTCCGTGAAAGCCATCCGTGCTGTGATGCCGAGCACTGCGTCCAACGCGCTGAGCGCGTCTTCGAGGTCGAAGACATCCTCCACGTCGTGGGGCTTGCCTCCGACCGCGACCTCTGTCTGTTCCCTGTCGAGAACCTGCTGCAGCTTGCGACCGGCGTCCGCGAGGGACGTGCCGGCGTCGATGAGAATCTGCGCGTCCTGCGCCTCCCACTCAGGCGAGCCAGGGTACGGCCCCGAGCTGCCCGCCTGGTTGAGCGCCGAGACGATGGCGCCCCCGTCCTTGATGGTGAGGCCCTTGTCGGCCTCGTCGGAAATCTCGATGCCGAACTTGTGGCAGGCGGCGCGAATCTTCGGCATCGCCTTGGGGCCGAACGGCGACTGGGGCGCGCGGGCGAGCGCGTTGCGGGCGTGCGCCTCGTCGTGCACGGGGAAGTGGCGCAGCGAGCGCGGGGTCGTCTTGCCCTGGTCGTCCTTCTTGCCGCCCGGCTCGATGTACGCGAATGCGCTGTCCGGCAGGTCGTTGATCTTGGCGCTCGACAGCTCGGCCTTGGCGATCTCGCCGTCGTCGCCCGCGGCGAGCGCCTTCTGGAGCGTGGTCAACGCGAGGCAGGCGTCGCACTCGCAGGCCAGCGCCTTCTCGACGGTCGTCGCGTTCCCGGTCCCGGCGCAGTCCGGGCACTTCCGGTTGCCCTGGAGAATCGTCTTCTTCCCTCCGCACGTCGGGCACGGGGTGTCACCCTCGGCCTTGGCGAGCAGTTCGCGGAAGCCGTTGGCCCCAGCCTTGACAAAGTGGAGCGTGTGCACGTCCAGGTCTTCGAGTTCGGAGATTTCCGTGGTCATCTCAGCTCCTCAGCGACGCGAGCACTTCGGGCAGCGGGGTGAGGTTCCGGCGACACGGCCCCTCGATGCTGGCCCCTCCGATCAGGCCCTTCTCGAACATCTCCCAGGCGTAAGGGGAGAGAATGGAGCCGACCAGCCAGTCGCCCTTACAAATCGACTGGCCGTTCTCCGTAAAGTCCGGGCCGCGGTAGATGCAGTTCTCGACCACCTCGCCGCAATCCTCATGGCCCTTCTCATGCCACAGCCCGAGCTGCAGGCCGTGACGGGCGAAGGCCCAGCACGCCTTCTCGACGGCATCAGCACGGGCGAAATCGCGGAACCCGTCCTTGGCCACCCCCACGTCGGCCTTCATCGCTGGGTACGCAACGACCAGGAGAAATCGGTCGGCAGCCTGCGCTTTTATGACCGTGCCAGGCTGGGACGCCTCAATGTGCGGTGGCAACGTCGGCGGGGACGCGGCAGGTGATTCGAGCAGCTTCGCCAGCACCTCGTCGCTCGGGCTCTCGATGACTACAGCGCGGCCGCTCACGAGACGGCCTCCCTGATGCGATAGCGCGCGTGCTCGATTGGCCCCATGCGCGCCTCGGCGTCGGCCGCGGTGAGCGCCTGGTCGAGGGCGAGGGCCTGCGCCACGCGCTTGCGTTGGCGGTCGAGGTTGTGCCGGTGCGCCTTGGAGCCGCGCCAGCCCATCGCCCGGTACATCTGGCGGACCTGGGCGCGGGTCATCTTGGGGACCGCGCCAGGGTCGCTGAGCAGCCCTTCCGGGCCGTGCTCGCGGAGCAGTTGCCGGGCGCCGTCGAGGACTTCGCGGCGGCGGTGCCGGTCCAGCGAGGTAAGGAACGGCTGGGCGACCTGGTGCGCGCGCTCCGCGCGCCCGTCGCTCACGCTCGCGCTCCTTGCCGGGTCACCACCTTCACCTCACGCTCGGTCTGCGCCGAGTCTACGCACCATCGAACGTCACGCGTGGGATTCACGCGGGAGTCAGACACCGGACCACACTGATACAGCGCAGGTGTAGGGTGGCGCGCGTCGGAAGGTAAACCAACGGAGGGAACACCATGAAAATCCTGCATGGTCACGTCGGCAGCGAGATCAGCGTCCGAGTTCTGGACCCCGCGGCAACGCCGGAAGACCCGCTTGGCTACGAGTTCGTCCCTGACCACGGCTTTTTCGCACGTCACGGCGACTCCAGCTTTGCGGTCGACCCAGATGGGACGCTGTACGTCTATGGCGACATGAGCAAGCCGCCCCATCACTCCTACCGCCCGCAGGAATGGGCGTGGGTGGAGGACGAGAACAACAACGGCGCGTTCAACACCACCCTGCCAGCCGAGGCGCACAGGTTCGGGAGTCGTTACCTAGCGCCGCCAATTCCCTAGACGTCTAGGCATTTCACTCCCGCGTCGCCCACGGCAACAGGCACAGGCACCCAGGGGCGGCGTCCAGCGCGGTCTTCAGGTTCTTGGCTCTGTTGTCCACGAACAGCACGACGTGGTTGTCCGCGATGTAGAGCGCCTTGTTCGATGCTGTCGGCTTGGCGACGATGGTCACCTCGTCATACAACGCGCCGTAGCCCAGCTCGGCCAGGTACTCCTGCTTCTGGGCGATGTTCTCCGCGGTGACGGTGTCCTGCTCGTCACCCGTGAGCACGACGATGTGCCAGTTCCCGGCCTTTTTCATCGCGCCGAGCAGCGGGACGAACGTCGAGACGTAGCTGTCCAGCGTACCGTCGAGGTCGAAGCAGGCGACAGACACTACCGCTCCACCGCCTTCCGCACGACCGGCACGCGGTTCTCCCGCGGCTTGCGGCGCGAGAGCTGCCACTGCTGGTGCCCGTGCGCGCCCGAACCGCGGCGCCGGGGCGGCCACCACGACAGCCGCCTCCAACGCGACGACCCGCTGCGGCGCGGCATCAGGCGGGCCGGAGCCGGACGACCATCGTGGCCTCGACGGGCAGCTTGTGCTTCTTCGGCTTCTGGCCAGCGGGCTGGGGCTCCTGGTACTGGATTTCGAGCGACAGGCCCGACAGCGCCCAGCCCTCCTTCTGCAGCTTCACGATGCCGAAGATGACCGAGTCGATGGTGTCCTCGGGGTCGATGCGCTTGGCGGAGGCCATCAGCGTTTCCGCAGTTTCATGATCGCGCTCTTGGGGATGGTCATAAGGCCCGCGACGTGTCCAGTGCTCGAAATTGAAGACGCGACCACGATGTAGCCGTGCTTCTCTTTGACGATGTAGCCGCTCGTCACGATCTTGCTGGGAGCCGAGTCGTAATTGGCAAGGTCAGTCCAGACCGTAGTTCTGCCACCAGGCGGACCAGTGCTGTCCGTCCACTCCACCGTGACGCGCTTCTTCTTGGCCATCTAGTAGCTCGGCTTCTCCGTCGGGGGCTGGGGCTGGTTGGCGACGACCCAGGCCAGGTCCTTCCCGATTTCGGCCGCGAACGCCGCGGCGCATTGGGCCGAGTCGATGAACCAGGCATTGTTCGCTTCCTTCGATGCGCTGGCCGTGACGTTGTAGCTCCCCGTGAACGTCCAGGCCGTGCCGTCTGGGTAGATGGCGACGATGACCTTGTTGTGCAGGATGTTCCCGTCAACCGAGCTGGTGCCGATGCCCCACTGGTCGGCGGGCAGCGCCTGAATGAGCGCGTCCACCAGAGGCTTTTCCTCGCGGCCGAAATACTCCGACGAGTCGAACAGGAACCGGGACGCCGGGACGGCCTTGCCGATCTGGGTGAGCACCGCGAGGATGTCCGGGTCGTCGATGGAGTAGTTCGACGCCACGACGGTCGCGCCCTTGGCGAGCGCGTCCTGGAGGCGGGCGAGCAGCGTGTCGTGCGTCTCCTGGCCCTGCTCCGGGCTGAACAGCACCTGGAGCCCCACGATGTCGGTGAATTGCATGGTCACGTCAGCCCCTCCCTGGTACGACGAGCCGCGGGCCCGCGGCGCGGTTCCTTGCCATCTCCTTCGCCGCTTCGACCTCGGCGTCGTGCATCTGGCGCGCCTGGGGCTCGATCTGGTCCAGCGCCTCGGCGCGGCGTTCCTCGTAGAGCACGCACGCCTCGACGTGGGCCGGTGAGCCCGGTCCGCCCAGCAGCTGCTCCAGGAGCGCCACGATGTAGACGTTCGACATGCCCGCGAGAGCCTTGCCCGTCTCGGCGTACATCGTCCGCGCCCGCTCGTCGTTCGCGTCGCGTAGCTGGGCGAGCAGCGCCGCCCGTTCCTGGTCAGGCATCCGCCTCACCCCTTCCTGTCTCCGCCAGCGTATTCGCCCGCCCGAGCAAGTCGCGGATACCGCGCCTGCGGGCCTGCTCCGCCTTGGCGCGCATCGCGGCCGTGGCCGACGGCGCACCCGGCGCCTGCGGGATGGCGCGGACGGTGACGCGCCCGCGGTGCTCGACGGGGGGCGTGCGACGCGAGGCGCGGCTCATTCGCCGCCCTCCTCGGTCGATGGCGCGCCGGGGATGTTCGCCGGGGCAAGCGCGCAGCGGCAGTTGGGATGGATCGGCACGTCAGGCGCGTCGTCAATCGGGTAGGGGTTCGAGTCCTCGATCTCCTCGCACTCCTCGCAGGGGTCGAACGTGAGCAGGTCCACCTCGGCCACGCCATTCTCGGTGTAGGTGTCGATGCTCGCCGCTGTAAATGACCGGGCGCACTCAGTATCCGCGATGGTGAACGCCCGCTGCGGGTCGGCGATGACGTCCGACATGGCCGCGGCGATGGTGGCGGGCGGGTCGCCCGCGGCGATGCCGTCGGCGAGCGCGGTGCCGATGCGGTCCATCGCCGACCCGGTGATGCCCTGGATGGTGATGCCCCGCGCGTCGAGGAGCGTCGCCAGCCCGCCCCCGGCGTCCTGCAGCGCCGCGTCGGACCAGCCGGGGGTCCACGCCTCCCAGTCGCGCGAGACGGTCGTCAGCATGTCGTCGGGGAGCCACGAGGGGGCGCGGGCGTCCACGCCCAGCGCGGCGCGTGCGGCCTTGACCCCGCCCCCGTAGGCGTCGGCGTACATCTGGGCGAAGACCGCGCCCGTGCGGTCGGCGTCAATCGAGACGTTCGCCTCGACCGCGGCCCGCGCCTCGCTCGCTCCGCTCGTCGGGGGTGTAGGGGGTGAAGCCTTGGTAGCCCTCGTCACCATAGAGGCCACCGCGGCGTCGATCCCCTTCGTCCCCGCCCGCAGCGCCTCGGCTATCTTCGGCGCGTACGCCTGGGGGATTCGGTGGCGGAGGGCCGAGCCCGGCCACCGTGAACCTTTTGGGTCGGCTTTGGCCGCCTTGAAGACCGCGCGCACCTGCTCCTTGGTCTTCGCCTTGGCGAGCGCCTTGTAGATGCGGTGGCCGACCTCGACCGGGATCACCTCGTCGTGGAAGTAGCGCGGCTTGCGCCCGCGGCGGACCGCGAGGAGGGCGTTCGACTGCCATTGGCCGAGCACCTTCTGTAGCTGCTCCTCGGCGTCGTCGTCGTCCTCGTCGTCGAAGCCGGTGAGGTCGACGCCCGTGAAGCCCGTCTCCGCGGTGATGCCCTCGGTCGGTGGCGCGCACTTGAGCAAGTTGAGGTCATCGCCCGACACCAGATAGGCCACGCCCCCGCCGTCTTCGGGGTCGATACCGTAGATGCCGTCCTTGTAGAGCTGGATGGTGCCGGTAATCGTCGCCCCGCCCGACGTCACGAACGAAACGCGCGAACCGTCGCCCACCTGGTCGTAGCTAATCGCCTTGGCGACGCGGACCATCTTGGCAGCCGTCCCGGCCTGGGAGATGACCACCCAGTCGCAGGTGTGGCACTCCTCGCGCAGGTTCGGCATCGCCGGGATGTCCGCAGGCTCCAGCCAGCAGACGACCTCGATGTTGTCCTGGTCCGGGTCGTCGGGGTTCAGCACGCCGCGGTTCTCCGGGTCTGGGTTGAGGTGCAGCATGGCCTCCGAGGCGATGACGTAGACGAACCCGCGGTAGATGCCGTTGGGGCTGGTCCACGAGCCGTCGAAGTAGCCGTCGGGCAGCGGCTCGCCGACCTCCTCCTGCCACTCCCGGACCGCGGCCTGCAGCGGTGTCTCGTCGCCCTCCATGTGGCCGCCCGGGAACTCGAACGTGCCGGCCGCGGGGTCGTCGGGCGTGAAGGCGCGCTGAATCATGAGCACGCGGCCAGTGTCCATCGCCTTCACGACCAGCCCGCCGACGTCGACGACCGACTTGGCCGCGGGCGCGGTCTTGGGCGGCGCGGTGGAGCCTGCCGGGGGCGCGACGTTGGTCTCGTCGTGGGCCGGTTCCTGGCCCGGCGCGGGCGCGGCCGGGGGCGGAGTGCGCGGGCCACGCGGCGGGACCGGCACGGGTGGCAGGGCGCCAGGTTGACTAGGCGGCAGACTGGGTTGACCAGGCAGAGAGACGTTCGGGGGCGGTGCCAGTTCTCCCGGAGCGAGCCATTCCTTCGGTGTGACCCTTTCCAAGAACGGGGCCCCGGTCGTAATGTCGTAGCCGCCGAGAGCCTTGGCCCAGGCCATCAGGATCGCGTTCGGAATGACACCAGCTCGGCCGCCAGCGTTGTACGAGCGCGGCATCCGGTTCTCTGGGTCGACCGGCAGACCAAGAATCTTCTCGCGCGGCTCATCGGACGAGATGACCCCAGCGTCAATCCAAATCTTCTGCTCCTGGGCGACCATCAGGCGGTCTTCTTTTTCCTGGCCGAGGTCGAAATAGCAGGCGATGGGCAAGCCCAGCTCGTCCTGTGTGATCGGGTTCAGGAACACGTCCTCGATGAAGCCGGTCCGGGGCCGCGTCGAGATGCGGAACTGTTCGTCGACCTGCGTTTCCGAGGTCGCGCGGTTGACGTCGTCCAGGATGCCGAGGTCCTGCGGGGTCCGGTGGAACATCGAGATGGTCCGGCGGGCCAGGTACTCGGGGAACTTGGCGTCGAACGTCGTCGGCTTGTAGCTCGTGAACTTGGCACCGAACGGGAGCCAGCGCACCCCCCAGCGCTTCGTCTGGTCGCCGAACGTCCAGTCGTCCCACAGCTCCTGCCACTGGCCGAGCTGGTCGGGGTCGGACTGCTCGGGCGGTGCCTCGGCGAACCCCTCCGGGACCTGGCCGCCCGTGAACATGTTGAGGAAGTGCCACTGGAACCGCACGTCGGTGTTGGCATTGAGCAGGATGCACTCGATGGGCGCCAGGCCGTAGCGGGGGTCTTCGGCGCGGGACGTGTACGGCTCGTAGATGACCAGCGTCTCGTCGGTCCAGCCCCACGGCAGCCCCTCGACGAACTGGGCGAAGGCCGGCGCGGGTGCGTCGGGGCGCTCGCCCCAGTAGTCGATGATCGGTGCCCACATCCGCCCGTCCGGCACCTGGACCGCCTTCAGCTTCCCGCTCTTGTCCCGGACCTTGTAGAGCATCCCGCAGTCGTAGGCGAGCTGCTGGTAGAGCAGCTTGGTCAAGAACACCCGCCAGGGGTGCTTGCCGTCGGGCTTCTTCCAGAACTGCTTGGCCTGGGCGATTTCCTTCGACACGTCGCCCTCGTAGCCGTCCACTGCCCGGAACAGGAGCGGCATCGAGCAGAGGTCGGCGATGATGTGCGAGATGCAGATTTGGGCCATGTCGTAGCCCTCGACGATCTGCGTCAGCGTGCGGAACGGGATGCGCCCGGACCTCGTCTCGACGGCGATGTTCGAGCCGGGGATGTAATCAGCCAGCCGCGGGGGCTCGTTGTAGCCGTGGAACGGCCGGATGGGCGTCCCCGGGCCGAGCGGGGGCTGGAAGGAGATGCCCTGCTCGATGAGCGCCAGTTCGATGTCCGCGGGCGTGAGCGTCGTGCGCGGCGCGTAGGCGCCCGAGGCCGCGGCGGCAACGGCGGCGAGGTTGACCCGGCCCGAGGCGATGTCGTCGGCCGTGTGCGTCGCCACGATGGCCGAGGCCGCGGTGCGCGCCGCGTCCTTCACGGCTTTGGCCTGGACGACCTTCTCACCGGCCGATGGGCGGTAGCGGGTGCCCCTGACGGCGTCGCGGACGAGGCTCACTCAGACGCCTCGTGGCGGCTCAACAGCCCGCCGAGCCGCGCGAGCAGCTTCCCCACGGCCCCGACCGCGTCTATCTCACCCCCGTCCATCGCGAAGCCGATGAGCACGAGCACGGCCGCGGCGACGAGCAGCCCGGCGTTCGACCCGGCGAAACGCCAGGTCGCGGCGTCAGCGACGCCGAGGCCGACCAGCTGCACGAAGCCACTCTGAAAGCGAGTCGAGAATCCGGGCAACGCGCCTCCTTCGGTGACTAGCTGCCCCTCAGTGTAGGACCGCGGCCGGAGCGCAGCGGTGATTGTCAGCTACGGCGCGAAGCCGATGGTCTGGTGCTCAATGCCTCGCCCGATCTGGGAATGGCGCTGCGCCTCGTACAGCTCGGCCAGCGTGGACTCCTCGCGGACAGCGCCCTCGCTCCACTCCGTTGCCTCCGCGGCCGTCAGTTTCGGGACGACGATGTTGGCGATGCACCGTCCGGGCCGCATGATCGCCTGGTGGAGCTTCCCGATCCGCACGTTCGTCGTCATCAGGATCAGCACGTTCAGTCCTTGGCCGATGATCCCGTCGCCAAGATTCAAGAGCCGCGCCACGGACTGACCGACGTTCGCCTTGGCGTCTGGCGTCAGGAACTCCTCGGCGTCCTCGACCACGATCAGCCGCCAGCGATTCGCGTCCTCGCCCTGATCGAGAAGAACCTGCATGAGATACCCACCACGGCCGAACATTTCCTCGGCGTCGATGACGTAGATCATGTCGCACCACCCCCGCCAGGCGTCGGCGATGGCGCGGACCGCGGTCGTCTTCCCTGTCCCGGCCGGGCCGTGCAGGAGCAGGATGCGCCCCGAGCCGATGTCGGCGGGCGTGAGCGCCATCAGTCTCGCGATTTCCTCGCGGGCCAGCGCCGAGTAGTTCCCGGCGATGTCCTCCCACGGAGGCACGGCAAGATTGCGCTGGCGACTCCGGGCTCCATCGCCTGCCCAGTACCAAAACTCGACGCGTGCCGTCCCGCGCTCGGCCGTCTCCACCGGTGGAAGCAACTGGAGCACTTCCGCCGCCAATGTCGCTGCACGCTCGGCAGCGTCGCCACCGTCAACGGTCACACGGACCACCATGTGATTCTCGCCCCATGAGTTCGCGTAGACCCAGGCATCAGAGCCAACGCGCCACGCCCGGTAGCGCTCGTTATCACTGAGGTTGTGCCACGAGGCGACAACGTCGCCCTTGACCGTCATCTCGTCCGCGCGCTTCTTGGTCCGCCGTTCTGCGAACACCTCGTGCGGTTGCTTCATCGCGGCGATGGCCTCGTAGTAGCAGATCAGAACCCGATTCGGGTTGTAGGCGACGTCGGCCGTGCAAACAGTCTCCATCCCTGCCTCCCTGTCAATACCCTAGACGTCTAGGCTTTGTCTGGCGCTTCGCCCGGCTTCTGCGGCACCCACGCTGGCGTGCCCTGGCACACGTTGCACCGTATCGCCCCGTCCGGCTGGCGCACGTAGAGGTGGTCGTGGCGCGGGACGCGCGTCGGGCGCGCGGCCAGGCGCGCGAGCCGCGCCCGCTCCCGGTCGATTGCCAGCTCGCCCTTGGACAAGGGCCTGCCCTCGTCGGCCATCTGCCCCACCTCCCGCTTCGCGATGTCTGCCTGCATGTATTCCGCGAACACATAACCATGACCGCCCGCAGCCAAGCCCAGCTCGGCAAAGGCGTGGACCAGAGCGTCCAGGCGGTCCGGCGACTCCCCCGACCCTGGCACCCACTGGGTCAGCTGGTCCTCCAACTTGGGGAACGAGCCGACGTGGTGGATGCGCCCCTGCTCGTACAGCGCCATGACGGGCTCGGCGCGCAGCCGCTTCGAGTCCTTGGCATGGACCGACTTGTACGAAATGGACCGCATGACCGAGCGCAGCACTTCCTCCCAGGTGTCCCCGCCCTGGTTCACCTCCGTCACCACGCGGTCGACCTCGTACTCCTTGTAGGTCTCGACGACACGCCGCGCCCAGCCATTCGGCGTGAACTTGCCCGAACGGTCGGCCAGGACGTAGCCGTGACCGTCCGCGCCCTTGGCCGCGACAATGATGCCCGTCTCGTCCGAATCCTCGCCCGAGGTCGTCGCGGGATCCACGCCGAGGACGACGCGGGTGAATATCGGCGGCACCGTGACCCGGAAATGGTCGATGGTGTCCAAGTCGATCAGGGCGCCCTCTACGTCGGTGAGCAGTTCGCCTAGCAGCTCCTGGCGTCCGATGCGCGTCCCCTCATAGGCCGACAGGACTCGCGCCTTGAACGTCGGGGTGAGGTTGGCGAGGTTGTCATAGGTCGTGCCCGTCGTCTTTACTGTCGATGGCTTGCCGAGCACGTCACGGATGAGCCGGTTGTTCTTCGGCGTGGTCGAGAACCCGACCCGAGGCTGGCTGCCGCCTCGTACGCGCATCCCGAGCATGAGGTTGTTCCACGACGTGTCGAGGACGTCGCCCTTCTTGGCATCGTCCCAGGCCGCGGGTTCGTCGGCCCAGGCGAGGTCGTGCGACGGCCCTCGGAGCTGGCCTGGGTTCTCCGACGAGAACGAGAACGCCACGGCGCCATTCGGCCAGGTGAGGCGACGGATCGACGGATTCCACTCCGGCCGGAAGTCGTCAGGCGAGCAAGCCAGGATGCCCGCCTCGCCTTCAATCATCACGTCGCGTACGTCGGCGGGCGTCCGGCTGATGAGAGCGATGCGGTGCTTACCGAACCGGCGCACCTGGTCGTTGACCCACTCGGCCATCGCCCGCGTTTTGCCCGCGCCACGGCCGGCAATGAACGCCCATACTAGCCAGTCGCCTTCGGGCGGTAGCTGCTCAGGCCGCGCAATCTCGAACCACGGCGGTGAGGGGAGCAGCACGGTTGGCCGAAACAGCCGCGCCGCGGCGAGCGCGACTTCGCGGTTACGGTCAGCGAGCAGGCTCATGGGCGCGTCATCCTAGGCTTCGCTCGTTGCGCTTCAATGGCACACCCCCGGCATCGCTTGGCGATACGTCCTAGCCAGTCAACAGGGTAAACGGCTCTTTCTGCTGGGCCAGTTGACAGCGTCACAAGCCGAGTCTGCTTGCACTCAGGGCACCGTACCTGATACTTACGACGGGTCAGATAGCGGCTGACTCGTTCAACCACTACTGGCCGTGGAGAATGTCTCACTGGGCGCGCGCCGCGGCCAGGAACACCTGGCGGTCGTCGACGAGGGTCACCGCGTCACCCTACGCCCGGCCACGGGGGCAAGGCTAGGACGCGGGGAGGCGCGAGTCACGGACGGTCGCGATTGCCTAGACGTCTAGGCAATTCGAGACGGTCGCCCCTTCGTCGGTCGCCTTGTCGCCAAAGTGCTTACGGGCGATGAGGTAGGACGGAAAGAACACGACCCACAGAAGCACGGCGCCGAGAGCCCAGCCGAGCGTGCTTCCCCACGAGCGCCCCTTGTCGCGGGCGTCGGCCACCATCCAAACGATGCTCACGAGCATCACAAGC